GACTAGAGCTCAAAGAAGTATTCTCAGAATGTTTTGAAGACGCACTTATTGCAGGTGAAGAAATCGTCTACGTAGGAGTAGAAGGTGGAAGGCCTAGCGTAAGAAAGGTCAACCCATTAAACTTCTACACCTTAGGACAAGGAGAATCTAATAGAGTAGAAGACTCAGATATCCAAGTAGAGTTCTCTTGGATGAGTATAGGACAAGTATCAGATATCTGGTACGACCAGCTTACTGAAGCTGAAGTAGACAAGCTTGAAAACAGAGATGGGATGGATAAAACAAAGGACAAGTATTCTTTGACCATGCCTACATTTACAGTAGAAGACCGTTATGGTTATCAGTCTGCTTCAGGTATGTTCTTACTTAACCCTGAAGGAGTACGATCATTTGGATCTTCTTTTGATGCTGATGGTAATGTAAAAGTAGCTAGGACTTGTTGGAAAAGCAAAAGAAAAATAGGTAAGCTTAAATACTACGATGAAGGAGGAAATGAGCAATTTGAGTTTGTACCTGAACAATATCTTCCAGACACTGATGCTGGAGAAGAAATCGTTAAATGGATTTGGCCTAATGAATGGTGGCAAGGCGTACGAATAGCAGATGACATCTATGTAGACGTCGGACCAATTGGCTATTCAGGACGCTCCATGGTTAACTTGTCTACAGGTACTCCAAACTATGTAGGTACGTTTTTTAATACCAACTCTGGTGAGATTCAATCTTTGATGGACATTCTTAAGCCATTAGACTATGCTTATAACATCGTATGGTGGAAACGCGAAATGGACATGGCTACCCACTATGGTAATATCATGGCCTATAACACATCTATGGTACCTGCAGGTTGGACACCAGAAAAATGGTTCCAACATGTTACTGTAAAAAGAATGATGCCACTCAACCCTACAGCAGAGATTTTGAAAGGACCATCTCAAGGAAAGTCAGCTGGGGTCTTTAATACATTAACTGCTACCAACATTCCTTTCGATAATACAAATTCCATTAGGATGTGGAATGAAATGTTACTTAGCATAGAAGATACCATGGGTAAACTATCTGGAGTCTCTCCTCAACGAGAGTCCCAGATTCAGGCATCAGAAACTGTAGGAGGAGTAGAACGAGCGATTTCTCAGTCTTCTCACATTACTGAGAAATGGTACGGATTACACTCTTACTTTAAGAAAAGAGTTCTTACTAAGCTCTTAGAAGTATGCAAGTTTGTATATAAAGAGACACCAGAATATGGACAATTCGTCTTTGACGATATGGGGATGGAAGTAATCAAGTCTATGTCTGAGTTCCAAATGTCTGACTATGATATCTATATCTCTAATTCTTCTAGAGATTTCGAAGTACTTAATTCACTAAAACAACTATCACAGGCTGCACTACAAGCTGGAGCAGCAAGCTATTCAGACGTAGTATCTATCTTACGATCTGATTCAGTTCAAGACGTATCTGCAAGACTTGAAGAGGCTTCAAAGCGTATTGCTAGAGAGCAGAAACAACAACAACAAGCTCAGCAACAACTTGAAGAAACTAAGATGCAGCAAGCTAGAGCTATGGCTGACTACTCACATAACCAGAATAAAGAGATGGAGGGGCTTAAACTTCAGGGGGATATGCTCATCGAACAACTCAAGGCTGATAATAAGATTCTGACAGAGAAAATCAAAGTTCAGAATGATTCTAACAGTAATGACATCAACGATGAAGTTGAAGAAAGAATGTTAGATAAACAACTTAAACATCAGACTGCACAAGATGAGAAAGACAAACGTCACGAATCGAAGGAAAATACTAAGAAAATTAATGCTGACTTACAGAAGGCGCGTATTTCTGCTGCAAAAAAGCCAAGTACTAAAAAATAAAAAATAATATAATGAGTAAGAATAAACAACTAAAAGACGAAAGACTTCCAGTAACTCCAGAAGTCAAAGATTACACTAAGATAGATGACGAGTCTATGTTTGTTTTAAACGAACCCAGAGAAAGATCTGGAGAGTTCAACATAAGAAAAGCAACTGGACAAACACTTAAAGACTACTTTAGTCTTTTATCTGTCGAGTCAGGAATTACTGCAGTAGGTTCTAGTGCTACAGATGCGTATAAACTTACCAAGAAATTAAACATTATATCTACAGGAGCAGGCACTACTGGTGTACAGTTACCCAATGCAAAAGTAGGTAATGAAGTCAAAATAGTAAACCTATCAGCTTCAGATAAATTAATCTATCCTTTTTCAGGAGATCAAATTGACGATAAAACAGCAACTACAGGATCTGTAAGTATTAAACCAGAAGATGTGGTTACTTTTTATTGCTATAATGTAGATCAGTGGCAAACTGACTTTGAAGCAGACGATGTGTATGACATACTTTATATTAAAACATTAGACGCACAAGGTAACGCAGATGCTATAGTTTTAGATGGAGACGGAGATACTACTATCTCTGCTCCTACTGATGACCAGATAGATATAGAGGTAGGAGGCTCAGACGTAGTAACAATAACTTCTACTAATATGACTCTTGATACAGGTTTAGATTTAAATGGAGGTATCTTGACTTTTGATGCTGATGGAGATTCTAATTTTAACTTTGGTACTGATGATAGTTATCTTCTTACTTTAGGAGGAATTTTAGATGAGAATAGACAAGCTGGAATTGTAGAGTATAGTAATGCTGATCACAGAACTATACGTATAGCTTCCACTTCAGGCACTGCTGGAAAAAATTTAAACTTACATGCTGGTAAAGTTACTGCTGGTAATTTTAATGGTGGTAATTTTAATCTATTTAGTGGCGATGGTTTTGGGTCAGGCGATAGTGGAAGTTTCTCTTTACGTTCTAACCCTCCTGGAGCTACTGGTAATAGTGGAAGTTTAGAATTTTATAGTGGTGATGGCGGGGCTACTTCAGGAAATTCTGGAGATATTAATTTCTATACAGGAACAGTCAGTTCAGGTACTAGAGGCGCAATTACAATGTCTCCTACTATTAAAGTAGGACTAGCTGCTTCAGATACTATAGGTTTATTTGGTGCTACCCCAATAGCACAACCTAACGGTACAGGTGAAACTACAGGCCACGCAGCCGTAGGAGGAACTAATGTAAATGCTTCAGATACCTTCACTGAAAATACTGGAACATTGGCTTATACTATAAACGACGTAGTTAAAGCACTTAAAAACCTAGGAATACTAGAGGCGTAAAGCTATAAAGTAAATTTCGTTTCTGTCATTGAATGACAGAACATCCCTTTTTTATTAACACTTTTGTAAAACAATCAAAACAATGGCAGAAAATACAGAAGAAGGAATTAAAGCAGAACAGTTTTCAAATGTTCAGTTCTTAAGTCCAGATGAAGTAAGAAACATCGGGAAACCAGAACCAACAAACGAACCTGTTACTACTCCTTCAGAAACAGCGACAGATGATACAGGCACACCTCCAATAGATGTACCTGCTAATTCAGCCGCTACAGGACAAAGTTCTTTGAATTTGCTTACCCCAGAAGATATTGCAGCAGCTGAAGAAGCTAAGCGAGCAGGTACTCTGGACACAGGCGACAAGACTAAAAAAACTACTAGTAGCATTAACAGTGATGTTTATGCAGCTTTAGCAAGCCAACTAGTAAAAGATGGAATCATTTCCGCAACTGATGAATTTGACCCTACAAGTGTCGAAGGCTCTGCTCAAATACTTGAGCTAGTGTCTAAAACAATTGAGACAAATTCTAGAGGTATTCATGAGTCATGGAAGAGTTCGCTCCCAAATGAACAGAAAGAATACTTAGGTCTAACAGATGCAGGAATTTCCCACGACCAAGCTAAGCCATTAGCAAACATGATCGCAAGATATGATGCTATGGACGAAGCTAGTCTATCAGATACAGATCTAGAAGATGCGTATCGAGATTATCTAAGCCTTAAGGGTCTAGACAAAACAGAAATAGATAGAACAGTCGGAGATGCTTTATCACTGGATAAGTTATCAGAACGTGGTAAAGAAGCAGTGCCTAAAATTAAGCAAGCACTAACAGACCAAAAGAATGCTTTAAAGCAAGCTGCTGATGAGCAAGATAGACTTGCAGCTGAAAACAGAAAGAAGAGCATGGATAAGCTTATTTCTTCCATAGAATCTCAAGAGAGCATCATTAAAGATGTGCCCTTGTCTAAAATGGATAAAGACGCTTTGAAAAAATCTTTAACTGAAGCTGTAGGTTATGATAACAACGGTAGAGCTTTGAACGCTGTCATGGCTAATCAAATGAAGAATCCAGCTGAATTTAATAAGCTGCTTCACTTGTACAATCATTACGGTTTATTCAATATAGCAGACGACGGTACTCCTCAACCAAACCTAGACAGGCTAAAAGCCTTGATTAAAACTGAGGCAACCAACGACCTAGATACTGCTCTACAACAACAACGAGTCGTAGGAGGTGGAACGCATAAGCTTCCAGCTGGTACAAGCTCGTTTCTTGAGAAGCTCGAAAAAGGAAAAGGCTAATCAGGATTATTAATTTTAACTATTGAACCCTTAATACTCTAAACAATGACAAATGACGCATTGATTTCTTCCTTGCAGAAGTACCAATCCGTAGATTATAATGGGCTCATCACTAGCAACCACCTGCAGTCTTTGTACATGCAGCGTCCACAGTTGATTGACCCAGTTATCACAGATATCTACAATTTAACCCTTCCAGGAAGTATGAAAGCTTTCGTAGAGAAATTTCCAGTAATGGAAGTTGATCAAGAAGAAGGATACTACGAATGGATGCTACAAGGGCAACACGAGAAGAATCTTCCTCTCGTTGATGCTACTGACATCGCAGGTTCTGTTTCAGCTGTGGCTTCCACACTAACAGGTCAAGGTGCTAATGGAGCACAATTCTACGTAATTTTCGGAGAAGACTATTTCGACAATGGAGACGTTCTTCGTGGAGAAATGGAAGACTACCACCTTTTGATTAAAGGTAAGGACACAGTTGGACAAGGCTATCGCTATCGAGTTGAACTCATTACTGATAACAGTGCTCTTTCTATGCCTGCTGAAGAATTAGAAGTTGGACGTCGATTCTCTAAAGACTACAACATTCAACCAGGAACCCTTTCTTACCAAGGAACCCGACCTAACTTCTCTAGTCCATTCAGGATGAGAAACCGTACTTCTCTAATGAGAATGCAGTACGACGTAGCAGGTTCTATGATTGGAAAAGGTAAAAACGAACCACTCGAGTTCGCATTTAAAATGCCTGATGGATCAGTTGAGAAGGTATGGACTAACTACCATGACTTCGTAGCCAACTATCAGTTTGACAACCAATTTGCACGTATGTGCCTTTATGGTAAGAAAAACTGGGATTCAGAAGATCGCATCTTGAATCGTGACGAAAAGACTCGTTTCGAGATTGCTTCTGGTGCAGGACTCTTTGAGCAAATCGCTCCAGGTAACGTTCACTACTACAACAAGTATGACGTTGACTGGCATGTTGATATGTTGCTCGATATGGGTGTTGGTAAATTGGAACGTGGCAAACGTCATATTACAATTGGTACTGGTGAATTTGGTGCTGTGGAAATCCACAAGCAGATTCAGGAAAAAGCTCTTGCTTGGACTACTGTTTCAGCTAACGCTCCATTGATCAACAAAACTAGCTCAGGAAACCTTGGAACAGGTAACACTCTAGGATTTGGTGCTCAGTTCAACCAATACGTTTCTTACAACGGTGTTGTACTTAACGTAGAGATCATTCCTTTCTTTGATGATGATATTCGATTCCCACTCCGTCACCCTGATGGAAAAGGAGTTGTTGAGTCACATCGTATGATTGCGTTTGACTATGGTGGGGACGCTGGTATCTACCGAGTACAACCTAAAGGCGCTAAAGAAGCGTGGGGATACATCGAAGGACTTCGATCTCCTTACTCTCCTTCAGGTGAAGGTGCGAGTCGTAACATCAGTTCAGCTCTTGACGGCTACACAGTAGTGAAAGCCAAATGGGGTGGAATGATGGTCAAAGATCCTACAAAGATCGTTGATCTACGTTATAACTTCACTCGATAAAAATTAAGATGAGCGTACTGCTGGGACTAACCTCCTGGCAGTACAATCTCTTTATTTATTACTTACATACATAAACAAAAACAATGGCAGAAAATAAAGAATCAATGAACGAAGCTCCTGTACAATTTACGAAACCTGAATTTGCACAGAAGGACTTCCTTCCAAGAAAGAGAGTTAAGCTCTTACCAGTCCAAGGCGATGGCCAATGGGCTACAATTCTTGACAAGGACATTAAGAAAGAACCTTATATGTTTAATAAGGTAAAACGAACTTACACATGTCCAGTTAAGTCTAATGGAGACTTGGCACAAGTACTTGACAACAGAGAAAAGTTCTTGACGCCACAGTATCCAACTGAACCCTTAACAGAGCGAGAGTTCTTTGAAAAAGAATTAGGAAGAGATTTAAATCATCTTTCTAAGCAAAATAACTTTTGGATGCTAGATTCAGGAGAAAGTATCAGTAGAGTAGTAGTTACTCGAGAAGGTCGTGATTTTGATCTCTCTAAAGTTTCTGATGCTATACAGTATAAAATCTGTAAAGCAAACTCACACTTGATTGCTTCTAGTTACGAAGGAAGGAATGAACGAGGTAGTTATGAGTTTATGTTGGTAGATACACATCAACAAGAACTTAGTAACCTTGAAAATTCTAAGCTTAGACGCAAAGGATTTAAACTCCTAGATAAATATACCCAGTCACAAGAGAAGATGAAAAACTTCCTTAAAGTGGCAGGTAAAGGATATAACGAAACAGCATCCCCTGAATGGCTTGAGAACGAAGTCACAAAGATTATGGATGTAGATCTTAATGAGTTCATCAAGATTGCAGAAGATCCTTCATTCGACATCAAAACTAAGATTACTGATGGAGTTAGGATTGGAGCAATTGAGAAGAAAGGATTTGATCAGTACGCTATCTCTGGCAGAAATGTTGGAAATATCTCTGACCTAGTTTCCTTCTTGAATGACACTAAGAATCAAGACGAACTACTACTTCTAGAAAGTAGAATTAATAACGCAAAACAATAAGTATAACAGATGACTGCTAACGAAATGGCAACTAATCTAGAGCTCTATTCAGATAGAATAGACTCACTGTCTTCTCCAGGCTGGACAGATGCTGAGTTGTCTCTCATGCTTAATACTGCACAAATGTGGTTTATTAAGTATACCCTTGACAGGATGAACAATCCCAAGCAAGAAGGTTTTGAAGAGACAGAGATCAGATCTCAAGGACTATCTGAGTTGATTAGGAATAGTAGCGCATTAACTGTTAGTGCATCTCAAACTGGTGTTTTGCAATATGGTGTTTTTTATGACTTACCTACTGACTTCATGTATACGATTCTTGAAGAGGTTGAGACAAACGTCGCAGACTGTATCAATACTGGATCGAACGTTTATGTACCAGTCGATGTAGTATCTCATAATGAGTACACAAGACTAAAAAGGAATTCTTATAAGAAACCTTTTGTTGCAAACAATGAAGGACTAATCTGGAGAATGCAATTCTCTAGAACGACAGACAGCTCTCAAGCTGATGCCACAGTCCCAATTGCTGCAACAGCTAAAAGACACGAGCTGGTAACTGATGGTAACTTTAATGTAGTTAGCTACAATATAAGATACCTGAGGTTTCCTCCAGCTGTCGTGGTTGACTTCGATACTGCAGGTAATCAAAGAAACTGTGTATTGGATGATGCAACTCATGAGGCGATAGTAGAGATCGCGAAGCATATTGCTAAGGACTCTACGGATCGTCCAGATATTGAGAGTATTCTCGGTATCAAAACTTTAGAATAATTAAATATAACTAAACTCTAAATTTTAAATATTATGGCCGCAATTCCACGCACAGACAACCTCATCAGCGTTACCGTTGGTAGAGAGTTAGCTACTGCCGCAGCTGTCGGATCTGATGTTTCAAGTCTAGCGTTAGGAACCATCGCACTCGCTGATGCGTCTCTTACCGCTATTGATTTGTCAGCAGCTTCTGGTGGTGAAACAGTATATTTTGTTCAAGGTATGGGTACAGATAAGCCTGTTCGCAAATCTCTTCCTATGACTTTGAATGCTGATGGAAGTATTCCAGGACTTACAGTTTCTAGTGTAACTCCTTTTACTCTTCCTGACCCACAAATTTCTTATCTAGGATCTAATGGAACCACTGGTTCTATGGAAACTACTACTACTAAAGGAGAAACTTTCTCTGCTACGATTGTGATTCAAAACAACGACGAGTTGAATAGATCACAACCTACTCGTAAGTATATCCAAACTACTAGTACTTCTACTACTTCTCATGCTACTCAAGCTTTGTTTATGAATTCTCTTTATGCTAACGCATTGAAGAATTTCGGAAGCACTGCTGACAACTACATCAAGTTTGAGCGTGTCAACGACACAGCTGCAACTGGAGTAGACATGGCTGACACTAATGCCACAGGTGACTGGGTTTTAACTCATGGTTCTAAAACAGTAACTATGGCAGATAGCCAAGATCTAGCTGCTGGTGACTGGGTACGTTTTTCTGTTGGAGGCACTGCAGGTGCAACCGATGCAGTAACTGATCCAGTTTATATGATTGCCTCTGTTGATTCAGGTACTCAAGTAACTCTTGACTACCCTTGGCAAGGTGATACTGCTACTTGGAATGATGAAGCAGTTCACTCACTTACTCTAGGTGGAGAAGGAGTTGCAATGACAGGAGACTGGGGAATTAAAATGACCAGCCGTCCACAAACATTCAGCACTGGTACTATGCGAGATTGGAAAGTAAACCGATTTGTAGTAACTCTTAGCGATGCTTTTGGTACTGCAACAGTTACTACTAGTCAAAAAGCTAATCCAGGAGTTGGAAACTATGCAGAAGTTGCTTTTAACGAGTACTTCGCTGCAGGATTCGACGGACAGAATGCAAACTTGATTGGAGTTCCTCCTTCAAGCGTTACTTTGGCAGCTCAGACTGAGCCTAAAGCAGCTATTGCGCCTTTATCTTCTGGTCAAAACTTGGCTGATGATGCACTAGCACATGAGTATAAATGGAGAGGTTACGCCAAATTGGTAGTACCTGTATCAACTCAATTGGATGATTTCGTTACAAACAACGGAACAGGCAAAGGATTGAACATCGTTTATATGGAAATCTCTGACGGAACCAACGGTACAGCTGGAGACGTTAATACACAAAGTAAGGTAATGCTTGCTGAGCTCGATACTATCGCTGCTCACGGAGCTGTCACAACTGCTGGCGACTCTGATGCAAACAACCAACTTTACGTATAGTAAATAAATAAGCTGAATCCCCCTCTGGCGAATTACTTCTAAGTTCTTCTGCCATCGTCTTAAAAGATTAGCTGGAGGGGATTCCAGCTTTCTTTGTATAAACCCATAACTACTCAGAAATGGCCACAACTCCTACTTTTACAATTACTGCAGGCTGTGATTGTAATACACTAGTCTGGACAGATACTACAGGACTCTATGATGCGTCCACCAACACCACAGGTTGGGGAAACAATGATGGAAGTGATCCTGCTACTCACATGGAAGCAGAAAATGTTGATACTGCTGTTCTTACTATTACCTTTCCTGATGCAACAACTACAACTGTTTCAGTGGCTACTGAGATTATAGCATCTACACCAGGAACATCAGATGCCACAAAAACTATAACACTTACTGACCTAGGTCTAAGTTCCACTACTGTATTAGATGCAGGTTCTTGGTCCTTTTCCTTAGTAATAACAGATACCTCAGAAGGATTAGAGTCAACTAGTGCAACACTATATAAGCTAATCTACTGCGAATACGAAATCTGCATGGACAACAGAATGATCAATATGGATCTGACTAGTTGTGCTAAATGCATTCGTAAAAACGAAGAAACTCTACTCTCTATGAGATTTTACTTAGAGAGACTTAAGAACGCTGCTGAGATTAATGATGATAATTCATTTGCTCAGATACAGAAACTACTAGATAAATATTGCTCTGCAACATCAAACTGTAAATGTAACTAATGGCCTGCTGCTCAACATCGACCACATGCGATATCACGTATACTCCTTCTGGGACCTATACTGTTAGCACCTACAATCAAATGAAGGCTAACTTAATAGCCAAGGCTAAGCAGATTCAGGGTCTTTATTCTATAGGAGAAGTAGAATGTGCACGCAAAGAACAGAGAAAATTCCTTCTTGCTAGCATAGTAGCAGATGTTTACTGCCAATATGATTGCAATTCCTGCTCTCTGATAGACGCTACAGAAGCTAAAAACATGGTAGACAAATTCAATTACTATATTAAATTAACAACCTCAGTCGTCACTACAGTAGCTGCTGCTGCAACTACAGGAGATACTAAAATCTACGAAGATGGAGTAACATTCATTTTTGAGGATGGCGACACTTACATATTTGAATAATGGCTGAAAAAAAATTATCCGCCCTAGCAACTGCCTTAGCTGGAGCATCTGCAGCAGCTGCAGACAGACTTCACATAGTAGATATGTCAGGGCCAGACTCTAAATACTTAACTCTTACAGCTCTTACAGATTGGCTGCAAAGTGGCAATACTGGTGCTTTAAATCAATTTGCTTCTGATGTAACTACTGTAGGACTTGTGCCTGTAGGTAATGCTACTCACTCTGATGAGTTCTTAAGAAAAGATGGTACTTGGGCAGAGCCCCTTGGACTAGTAGAACTTACAGGTGACGTAACAGCAGGACCTGCTACAGGTGCCTCTACTATAGCTGCTACTATCGCAGCTGATGCTGTTACCTACTCTAAAATGCAAAATGTTGTAGCTAACAACGTCTTCTTAGGAAACAACTCAGGTGCTGGAGCTATAGTGGATGAACTTACAGTAACTGAAGCTACGGCTATGCTGAATGACTTTGTAGGTGATTCTGGTGCTGGTGGAACTAAGGGTCTTGTACCTGCTCCTGCTTCAGGTGATGCAGCCGCTGGTAAATACTTAGATTCTGACGGTGCTTGGACTGTTCCTCCAACAGGAAGTGGAGAAGCAAATACTGCAAGTAACTTAACTGGTACTGGAGATGCTGTAATTTTTAAACAGAAAAATGGAGTTGATTTAGAGTTTAAAGAAATCACAGGTACAGGACTTGTAACAGTTACAGATGATGTAGCAGTAGCAGATGAAGTAGATATCGCAGTAACTGCAGCTGTACCTGATGTATCTGGTACAGATTATACTGTAACTACTACTGTAATAACTCCTGAAGCTTTGGGGTATGTTATACGACGTAAAAGAGTTACGTTGACTTTAGCACAAATAACTGCACTAACTACTTCTGCATCTGGAATGCAAATATTTGACGATACCTCAGAAGGATTTTACATAGTTCCTATCAGAGCTACTGCAATGCTAGTTACTTCAGGTGGGTCTGGATCTGCTCTACAAGTTACTGGAGATTTATTCATAGCTGCTAGAACTACTCCAGGATCTGATGACTTTAAAGTGTTTCAATGGACAGCTGCTAATTTCCATAATAAAGGAAATAGTACAGTCACTTGTTTTGCTGCAAGATTAGGAGCGCCTCTTTTAGACAGTGACGTAACTACTGACGGAGAAGTAGACTTAACAGCTACTGATGGATGGGGACTAGGAGCAGATGTTGCACCTACTGCGGGTTTTTCTACTACAGTAATGCACTTTGATTTTTGGTACACAGTAATAACTGCTGCTGACGGAGAATCTACGACTTTGACACCATAAACCTAAATACTAATAATTAAACAATAATTAATGGGAGGGGAGAAATTCCTCTCCCTATAATTTCTTTAAGATGAGCAAAAATTTAAATGACCAATACGAAATTGCTAAACGTCTACTAGACACTTCTCTTTTAGATACTAAGCCAAAAGTAATTACCGATACTACAGCTAATACAGCTATGACTGGTTATGCTATCTACGCTATCTCAGATGCTACTTTTACAGTATTTACTTCAGGAGCTAGTGGAAATACCTTAATTGGC